GTTACATTAGCAGTACCATATTTAGAGGTTAATTCCCATCTAGTCATTTCAATTTGTTTAGGTCCTCCTTAATATCCTTAGCTCTTGCAAATAATAGTTTCATTGATTGCCATAAGTCTATCCCTTTGACTACTTTATAGTTCTCATTAATAGACATCACCTCTATACTAGCTAGGACCAATGCTACTATCTTTGTGAGCATGAATGGTACACTAAAAAAAGTTAGTATAATATCATTTAGTATGAATTTGTCTATTAAAAAGAACATAATCACAGTAACTTCATAGAGTGCTAGCTTGCTGATTATACTTGACAGCTTTCTGCTAGTTATTTTCTCCCCTAACTTCTTAGCTTTCCATATACCTGTGATAGTATCAATGACAATTAATACTCCTATCATCAGCAGTATCCCACTTATTGGTAAAAAGAATGCAAAGCAAATAGAGATAAGTGTCAAAAGTTCTGATTGTATTGATATTAGTAATAGTGATAGTTGTGCTTTCATTCTTCTCCCTCCATTTGTAATGCTAGAATAAAACTAAGGTAACCTATTATACTAGCTCCTGCTAGCTTAAGATATAGAGCAGGCTCAAATACTAATGCTATGCCTGTTAAGTATCCTGTGCTGAATACTATTATAGATAAGACTCCTGAGTGCTTCATAATATTAAGATTGAATTGTTATAGCCATTGCTATTATTACCACATAATCCTGTACATTCTAGCAATCCATTAGAGTAACAGCTACAGCCATCTATCATTGGTCTAAGGTCAGTATCTCTGTTAGTTGTACCTATGAATATTGGATATAAAGCTCTGTTCTTAAGTAGATATCTTATCAATCTCTGCTCAAAGAATGCAGCCTTTTGTGCATAGTGTTCCATACTGAATGCTATAGTACCTCTATCTACTGATGAGCTGTTATCTCCAAACTGAGTTTGTAATCCTTTATTCTTTAGCTGTAAACTAAGACCAAACACAGCATCTTCTGCAGCTCTCCATGCAATAATAGGCTGTATGAATGTGACTAATGTCTCTTCATCAGGATCTAATGTCTGAGCATTGTATTTAGTAAGCAAGTCATTATAGAACGTAGTACCTAAGATAGGCATGATTCTCAGCTGAGCTTGAGTAGCTAAGTATGGAGTAACATTATTGACATCTACATTAGCTGTGATGGGTGTGTTATTCTTTAGATAAGTTTCTGTTATAAAGTATAGCATCAGATTGTTGGTGTTGGTGTATCATTCAATGGAGGCAAAGATGCTAAGGCTCTAATTTCATTCTTAGACATATTCTCAAGTACTTTAGCAGCGATTGCAGGATTCAATGTATTTAGTGCATCATTAGTCTTAGATGGATCTCCCTCAAGCTCTACAATAGCCTCATTAATTATCTGATAGTTATTGATAGTGAAATCTGCATCAATCTTAGCAATAAATAAAAGCTCATTAAAGATATCAGCTACCATCTCTCTCAATGGCATTACTACATTCTTCTCAAATATGATGTAAGCCTGCTTAATATCTGAGCCATTACCGAGTGAGCCTGTTGTTCTGATTCCCATAAGTATAGGATCAATGGTGTGACTAAAGCAAATCTGCTCAGTATTCAGTTGTGATGCCTCCTGGAATAGGCTATCATTACCATTAGTAGGTAGTGACTCTATCTTTGGTAGTTGGTCCTGTGAGTTAGCAAAGAATGCTACAGCTTTACCTGCATTAGCAGCACCTTTCAATCTATCAATAGTATTTCTTATCATGTTTTTCTCCTCCTCAGACTGAGGTCTTTTAGGAAACATCATAGCAAAAGATGGAAAGACTGAATTTTGGATGTTGCTTTTAGCAAAGTAGCTAAGTTCACCGGATAAGAAAGCAAAGTTAAGTGCTGAGGTGTACTGAGGTAATGGATAAAAATCCTGCCCAATACATTCTACCTCATACACAAATAACTGCTCATAATCTCTACAGGTAGGTGTATATCTCCTTATCTCCTGTACTCCAATCCTAGATGACCAATCATCACAGATATAGTATCTCTTACGGTCTAAATTTACTCTAAGTTTCTCAGGTGATAGATTGACTATTTTAGTCAGCTTCATTTTGTCATCAAAGCACAGCTTAAAATAAACTCTATTGTGCAGTATCAGTTGCTGAGTTACAGCAGGTACTACCTTTTTTATGTTTAATTTTCTCTCTAATGTATATAGCTCTAGCTTATCCTGAGGAGTAAGTCTATCAGCTACTATATTAAATCCACCACCTACAGCTGCATTCACTTTATACCCTACAATAGAGCCATGTAATGGACTAGAATAGAATATCTGATTGAGTAACTCAGGGAACAGATTATCCTGACCGAATGGAATGTATCCATTAGTCTGATTTCTACCATTTACATAGGGGAGAGTTAAGTTTGCACCTCCTACCTTAAGGAATGGAGTAGAGAATGATTGATAACCCTCTACTATTTCATGCTTTACTGTTTTAAAAAAGTCTTTTAATGCCATAATTACTCATAAATTGATGATACTATTGGTCCTGATACTACCATCCTGCCCTCTTCAATCACTACTCCTGTAGAGTTAGCAATAGTTGGAGGTGTGATAGTTGACTCATAGATACTATATGTATACTGTCCTTTAACTAATTCCAAATCTACAGGCTCATCTAGCTCAAACTGATTGAATCTTTCAGGATAAGCTGAGATATCAGCAGTGTAGAATGTAATAGGTGTAGACAGCTTGTCCATTTCATTCTGAAAAACAAATAAGTAATAAGGATTAGGCAGTGTACTTACCTCAGTGAGTGTAAGGATAATCTGATTGACCTCATCTTTTTTAATGTATATCATATAACTATATTATATCAACCTAGAAAAATGTTTAAAAAAAAAGCCCTACAATATGCAGAGCTTTAATTATTAGGGTGTTAAGATTACGATTGAGTTGGTGGTGGGAAATCTCCTGCATTACCTGTAATCTCAGTACTAAGTATTTCATAACTTAAATGCTCAGCTTCCGCTAAAAGAGTAATACTGTACTTAGAACCATCAGCTCTCGCTGTACCTGATCCCTCACCTGTTGCACTTAATTGTGCATTTTCAAAGTACCAATACTTATTATTTGAATCTTGTATAAATACAGATAGATACTGCTGTCCTGCACCAAGTACATGGATAGCCTCTGACTTATCTTTGTCTCTACGATTAAACATTAGAGTAATAGTCTGAGTTACAAATGTAGATCCATTAATTAGGTCTATTGCAGTATCCTCAGTATAGTTGCCTGTATTTCTATTGATAGCATATACAGCAGCAGGATTAGTTAATACTAAGTTAGTTACTTCCCATCCTGTAATAGTAGCAGTCACATCATCTTGAGGTGCAATCCATATTGTTTTGACCCCTCCGATATTGTTGCCACACGGCTTCTCGATTGATATTAAAGTTTCACAGCTCACGGTTATATGTTTTAAGTAAAGGGAGCTTTCACTCCCTTAGATTTATAAATTAGTTAATTAAGATGCAGAATTGTAGAATACAATTTCGTTACCATTAACATGAGTAAATCCTACTTTCATATTAGCACGAGTTCTGATTACAGGCTCAGCTACAGTATCAGCTAAATTGATAGCTCGTAATGCTTTACCATCACCTTCAGCATCAAAAGCATACAAAAAATTACCTCTAGGTCCAGCAACAATCGTAGATAAACCAAGCATTCCAGGGCATAATACCATCTTTATTCCAAGATAAGTAAAGTCTAGAGCTTGTGTTAAGTTAGCTTGAGTGTTAGATGCAGCAACAGCAGCACGATAAGCAGTAGCTACAGGTGCAGATACATAGATTCGTAACTCCTCTTGATTAGCAATTACAGCAGCAGGGATAGCAGCATAAACTAATGCTAATTTAGCAAGTACATTAGTTGCATCAATAGCTGGAGGTGTAGCTCCACCTACTTCAATTACATTAGCTGAATCAGCTACTAAAGATACTTTGTATCCATCACATAAAGCTAAAGCAGCAGTACCTGAATTAGTATCACCTGACCAACGCAACTTCTCAATGTTCTCAGCAATAGTCTTAGACATCTCGTTCCAATAATAATCCATAAAAGATGCTACAGTGAAATCACCATTAGATCCTTTAGTCATTTGTAAAGATACAAAAGACTGCTCTAGTGAAAATTGACAAATTTCTGCCATTGCAGACAATCCACATACTGTTATCTCTACAGATGCAAGGTCATCAGTTGATGCATTCCATCCACAATTTTCTGCCTGCAATACCTGTCCAAAGGTAACATTAGAAATTTTAGTAGTGTATTTCACACCTGGTAGTGTACGATAGTTGTCTACTACTTCCTCATTCAAATAAGCTCGGCTATAAAATGCCTCACTGTTAGCTTGTAATAATGCAGATGCATCAATGTCCAAGTCAAATTTTAATTTTCTACTCATTTTGTTTTTTTTTATTTATTAGTTATTATTTAAAAATTTACTTACCATACTGAATTTATCATGCTGTGATAGTTTAGTAGCTTCTACTTCTACTACATCCTC